AACAGGTTCACCTATTGATACTCTAATCTGTTTGTAAAGTTTTAATTGCTCTTGTGAATCTTTAAAAATCATTATGACTTATTTATTATAAATAGTCATGATATCATCTATGTTTTTTAATTCATTCACTTCTTCAATCTTTTCTACAATCTCATTCTTAGGTTTTTTTGGTAATGGTGTAGTACGAATTGAATTAATCTTTTTGTTGATAGATTCTTCAAGTTCTTTCTTTTCTTGTTCAAGTTTTTGATTTAATTCAAAAATCATTTTTTCTCTTTCCGAGAATGTATTTTTGATTTGAACAAGTATATTAAACAAATCATCAGTATAATCTACCGATTTTAAAATAAATTGATATATATTATATTGCCTCCCACTATCTTCAAATGTTTTTTTAGGGTTTTCTAATATGTAAACCTCGTTATCATCAAAAAATGGAGTCATATCCCAATCAGATGGAAATGACATATATACATCAACAAAATCGTCAAAATTAATTTGTACAATATAGTTTTTAAGTTCTTCAATTATTTTTTTAAATTTCATAGTAATATAAAAGTAAATATGTAAGTTATTGTTAAATAAAAATATAGTTTTTCTTTTTCTGTCAAAGAATCAGATATTTTTTCTTCTTTTCTAATACATTTAAAATAAATGTATAAAATATAAATGAAGTAAAATATTGAACCACAAAGTAAAAATTTTGGAATAAAGATACCAAAAAATTTTATTATTAAATCTATCATTGAAATCTACCTCTTGTTTTTATTGTTTTTAATTCTAATGGTAAAAGTAAATTTATTCAATAAATTTTCCTCTTCCTGTTATTGTTTTTTTAGCTTTTAATTCTGGTGGTAAAAGTAAATTTATTCCATCTTCATTTATTTGAGTACTTTCAGCTTTTTCTTGGATAACTTCATATATATTATATGAGGTAAGACCATTGTAAATATAATACAATTTATTTTGTTTATCAAGAACAATTTTAAAATAATTTTTTGAACTGTCTAAATTTGAACTACTACATTCAAAAAATCTTAATCTTCCATTTGATGGATTAAAAAAAGAAACTTTTAAATAAAATGTATTTGCGGTTAAATTATTAACATAGTAAGATGGAATATAAATATTCCTATATTCTTTGTCTAATTTACTATTTTTAAAAGGTACAGTAGTGGATGTAAATGAAGAAAATACTCTAAATAATTTTACATAATTTCTAGAAATTAATTTTTGATTAGTTTCTAAAAAATTATCATATACATCAAATATGTAATATGCTTCGTTTGTAAATGCAAAATTTGTTATTCCAATTGCACCATAATCAGTAGCACCACTAAAATATGGTATTAATGTAAAATTATCTCTTGGAATGAAAGTTACATATTCAACATCTTTATCATCTATTAATGTTTGGTTAAGAACTTTTTTTGTTTCATAATCAATATATTTTTTAATAGATTCACTTTTAGGTGTAAAATTATGAATATTATTAATATCAATATTAATATTATACCCATTACCGCTAGTATTTTGTTTTAAAATAGTGTAATTATGCATGATTTTCTATTATCTTCTGCTGCTTTTATTTTATTTTTATCAAATATGAATTTTTTATCTCTAGTAACAGATAAAAATTCATTCATTAATACTGTTGTATTTTTATCTGATAAGTCAGGTTTAAAATAAAATAAAATATCTTCAAATACATAATGATTATTGTTTATAAATGGTCTATCATAATTATCTGGGTCACCATATGTTAAGACATCTTTCCATACATATTTATTATCAATAGTAATTGCATTCTTGGGTATTTCTACACCTGTCTTTGTTACATCAACTTCATTTACAAATTGACTATATTTTTTTAATTCAATTTTATGAAATGGATTAAATTTAAACCAAAAACCAATTCTTATAAAACTATCAACACCAAGATATAAACTACTATATGAATATGCGCTATAATTTTCATTTATATAATTATTAAAAAGAGTTTCATTAGTAAAATAACTTTTGTCAATTAATGTAATTTGTATTGTATATTCTTTTTTTATAATTTCATTGAAATTATAATTTTCTTTATCAAATTGAATTAAATTACCTTCTATATTAGTTAAATCAACACTTGTAGGGTCAAATGATTTAATATGTACATTTGATTGTTTTTTGTTATAATCACCATTTCCAATATCAAGATAATTTCTTATAAATCTTAAATTTAGATTTATATTACTAGTTGTAACTTTTAAATTATAAATTCTGAATAAATTATCAAGTTTTTTTAGGAAATAATTTTTAAATTCATCTCTTGTAAACTTATAACTTCCTTGATTAATTATATCAATTTGTGCATCTGTAAATGAAACTGCTGAATAGGAAAATTGACTTTTTAAATCTATCTCATTTGCATAATCAGTTGTATAAAATAATTTTTCATACATATTCAGATTAAATGGAACTTTAGGTATAAATCCTAAATAAATTTTATTATCAAAAACAATATCATTGTTTGTTTGTGATGAAATTAATATTAATTTATATGGGTCTAAAGTTAATGTATTAAATTTAAAATGATAATTTCTTTCATTATAAATATTTTTTTGATATGAGAAATGACTTAGTACATAATCTGATGGATTTGATACTACTTCTAATTTTTCAATATATGTGTTTCCTGTACTATTAATATTCTGTACTTCTTTTAATCTAAAAATTCTTAAATCAAAAAATTCTTCTAAATTAAAAAAAATATTTGTAAAACTTTCAGTAAAAAAGTTTTCAAGACCACCTGACATTGTATCAGGATATGTTAAACTACCTAGTGGGTTTGATATTGTATAACCAATTTTTTTATTCCTTAAAAAAGAAAGATAATTTATATTACCATATATTCTAAAATTTGGGGATTCATTTCTTTCATCCACAGATAATTCAGATAATGATATAATCTTACTATTATTAAACTCATCTACATCTTTATAATTACTTTTTAATGCTAAATTTATATTTAAATTTGCATCTTTTGCAAGTAAATGTCGTTTATTTGGTTTTATCTGCTCCATTATAAATATTTAAATAAAAAATCAATAGAATTATTAGCAGGTCTTCCAATTAAAAAATATCTTTCACCTACATCATCACCATTATCTTGATTTAGCCATGTTGGTGTTCCATTATTATATCTAGGATATTGCCCTTTTAATTCGGATTGCGGTAATCTAAATCCAAGTTGTGTATTATTATTGATTCTATAATCTCTAAATTTTAATAAATCTTCTTTATTAAATTTAAAAAAATCTGTTTTTATTGTTGCACCGTTTGATAAAAAAGCATTTTGAAGACCAGTATCCCCTCCTGGTTCACCCATACTAACATTACCACCTAATGGTGCTTCTTTAAGACCATGTATATTACCCTCCAAAAAATTATATCTTACTATATAAGTATCCACACCAAGCCATTGTGTATCAGTACCAACAGATGAACCTATTTCAGTATTATATGCAAAATTTGGGAAAAATAAACTACAATTTAACCATTGTTTTTTAATTGCAAAAATCAATCTTGCATTACCACCATTTGCTGCTGAAGTTCCTTCTTTTAAATGATTATAAAAATTTATATATGCTTGACCTTCCCCACCATAATTATTTAAAGTATTAGAATTTGGATATTTAGTGAGATAATTTTCTCTAGGAATATCTCCAAAACTTTTTTCACCAAAATAAAGTATATTTGTTTGCGTTCCATCAAATTCATCTTGTGGGGAATCTTCTTTATGATTAACGTCATTATATTGTGACCAACTATATATTTCTCCATAATCAAATTTAAAGTGTTTCCATATCCATTTTGCAGATGTACCATCGGATTCAAATACATCTTTATCATCAGTTCCCCAATCATAATATGTTCTTCCATATGTATAATCAAAAAACTGTGGTACTTTTAATCTAATTTTTCCTGTTCTTATAGCACCTGGTTCTGGATTTACATTACCATTTTCATTTTCTAAAATAAAATATCCTCTAAAAGAAGTGAAAGCACCTGCTTCATTATCATCGGCTACAGATATTATTTCACCAAATTCATTTGTTATAACTTTATTTCTATTACAAGGAATTGTAATATATGCATTACCATTATCTTGTTCAAATCTATACTTAGACTCAGGCAATAATTCAATATCTGTATTATAATCATAATTATTTAATATAATACCGCTATTAAGTAAATCAGCATCATATTCAGGAACAGTATTTTTTATATTAAAAACTCTTAATTTAAGTGTACCTGCTTGTAAATTACCAATTTTAATTTCTTCTGGGTTAACACTTCCAGGACAGTTTTGAGCATCTTCTTTAGTATCACCATTACATCCATTATTTTGATTTGGATACCTCCACCAATGGTCTTTATTATGTGACATAAAATTACCAAATACAGTAGCAAATGGTTGTATTTTTTTTTGTAATTTAAAATCTAATCTATTAACACCTACATTACCATTATCAGGATTTTGTGACCACAATGGTTTAACATATATTGATTGATTTTGTATATCAATATTTGGTAACCTTTCTAATGGAATTTCAGTATTAATATTACCATCTTCTGTAAAATATGAATCAGGAAACGCTCCTTCAGCTTTTAATAACTCATAGGTTGTTGAAAATCTTCCGATGTCTGTAATATCACAAGACATATTAACACTATATGTCCTATTTGAAGGAACAACTAATATATAATCACCACTTTCATTTGTAAATGTTGAATATTTATAATATTTATCATATACATAGGCAAGAGTTTCATTTGTAAGAATTTCTTCTTTTTCAGGGAATGTTCCAACAGGTGTTTTTGGTGAAGCACCAGCAGCATATTCATTTGTTGGGAATCCGTTAAATCCTCTATTTCTTGAATATCTTGGTAATAAATTATAGATTTTACCATAACCATCTTTATCAAAAACAGTTTTATAAGGATATATTGTTGCAGCTTCTATTTTTTTAATATCATCTAACTGAGTTGGTCCAATAATAGTGTCTTCATTATTTGGAACAAAAACAGAAATTCTACAATTTGGTATACCAATATCTTGTGCTGTAACTCTACCAACTATAATACTATAATCAGCATCAAATAATCTATAGACATCTCTTTGATAAATTTTAAGGGATAGAATATCCAAAGATTCATAAGTTTGGTCAAGATTAACACTAAGATAAGTATCACCTATATTTGTTCTTACTCTTAATGATTTATGATTTTGATTATTTGAATTTAAGAAATTTAAATTTCTCATGATACTTTTATATAAATAGTTCATAACTATTTATATAAAATCATTATAAGTGGCAAAAAAGATAAAGTATATCGGTAGTGAACCTGTAAACAAAGATTCATCGCAATCATTTTCAACATTTAATGATAGTTATTCAACTATCATTTTGAATGGTGGATTGCAATTATCCACAAAATATTCTATCCCTAAAAATACAAATAGAGAGACAAAATTATTAATAACTCAAAAAAATGTTACACTTAGTGATTTAAAAATTTATAATATTAATGAACTTAATAGTTACATTAAAATTGCCAATAAATTAAAATTAAATGTAGATAAGACTAATTTATCAAGCCATGCTGTTTATGGTTCATTAAAGGAAAAATTTAGGATAACAATCAATAACATTATTAATAAATTCCCTGGTGGTCTTCATGTAAATGATTTTGTAAGTGGTGTTACATATTTTAATCTTTTAGATTATATATATGATGATACAACAAATATTTCATCTTTTAGGATACCAATAAATGTTATTGAAAATCCATTTTTATTAAATTTATATACAAATACATTATTAGAATCTAGGGATTTAAATAATATTCCTATAAGATATGAAGATTATGTATTAACTTATAATAATATTATATATGGTATAAAAGAATTTACAGGTCTTAGTAAAACAAATTCATCATATTTATATTTCACTATACTTGGTAACCCATTTTCAGGAAATACAACAGCACAAAATTTTAGCGATAAATTCTTAATCATACCAAATGATATTGAATTCAATAAATTTTATGATTCTTTAAATGAACTTGAAAGATATTTTTTAAATAAAAATACAACACCTAAATATACATTTAATTTTAAAATACCTGAAGTAAATGATAATGATGAATTAGAATTTATTGATTATGAATTAACCTTTCCACTAAGATATGATGGATATAATTTAGATACAACATCAATAAGATATATTGACTTTTTAGATAAGGTATTTGATATTGCTAATTTATATGATGATTATAAATCAAATCTTATTATAAGAAAGTTTACACCAAATTCATTGGTTGATTTTGATGGAACAGATGTATTTAAGAGTGAATCTATTTTAAAAATCTATGGAAATCAGATTGATGAAATTAAAATGTTTTTTGATTCATTAATGCATATTAATTCAACAACATATGATAAGATAAATAATATACCTGATACATTAATTAAAAATCTTGCAAGAACATTATCTTGGAAGGCTCAAAATATTATTAGTGATAAGGATTTAGTGAAAAGTATTTTTGAAACTGATAAAACAAATGATACTGACATATCAGCATCTCTTGCTGAAATTGATATTGAATTATGGAGAAGAATAGTTATTAATACTGCTTGGTTTTTAAAATCAAAGGGAACTAGAAGTGCAATTGAAACTATATTTTCATTTATTGGTGCGCCCGAATCTTTGATTAATCTTACTGAACATGTTTATGTTGTTGAAGCACCAATTGGAAAATCATTTTCAATTACAGAAGCAGAAAATGCATCAAACCTAATAGCAAAACCACCATATGATGAAAATGGTTATCCTGCTGCTCCATCCACATATCCTTTACAGTATTTTCAAATAAATGGAAATGAAGATTTTGGACAGGCTTATATAGATTTATTTAGAGATGAAGGATTTAATGTAACTAAAACGATTGATAATAAAAAATCTTGGGTTTATGTTGAAACAGGAGCAACATATTCATCAATTAATAGAAATACAAGATATAATGCAGATGATTCAAGATTAATTATTAATACCAAAGAAATTGAAGTTAGTATTGATATTGCTAGAGCAATTGAATATGATGTTTATCAATTCAATGTACTATATAATTATCCTGTAATTGATACAGGAAGCACAATTCCATATCCACAAAGAGAATCAAATAATTTCCAAGCATCAGGTCTAACTTTTGCTGAATATATTGATAGAGTTTACTCTTCATTTATAAACGCTCAAAATAGAAAAGTTAGTGACTCTGCTATCGGTTCTTATTATCCATCGTTAACAAAATTATATTATGATTATCTTGAAAGTCCATTATCAACAAATAAAAAGAGATATAGGGGGTTATATGATTTTGTAAGTAATATTGATTCAATATTTACAGTTTTTGTTAAGCAATTTATACCTGCTACTGCAATTTATGATGGTGGTGGTTTAAGAATTAGAAATACACAATTTACACCTCAAAAATATGTTTATAAACAAGGTATTGATGATGGTTCTGAATTTGAAGGTGTTGTTAAAGAAAATAATAAACAAGAACAACAGAATATAATTATTATTGAAACTGAATTTTTTGATTCATATGAAGATAGTTTAAATGTTGTAACAATTTCAACTGAAGTTAAAAGTAGTGATTCAGGCTCAATTGATACAGACCCATTTGCATATGTTTATCAAGCAAAAAATATACAACCAACTTGGGATGCTGTTGTTTGTGATAATGAAACACCTAGTTTTATTATGACAGGTGGAACTAAAATTGAACTGTCAAGTTTAACAAATAATTCTATATATAATAAAGAAACAGGAACAGGTCATACCCTTTCATTTAATTTTACATCAGCAACAGAAACATTATCAGCAGATACAACTGTATTTTATTTTAATCTTCATAAGTATAATCATGATGTTTTAATAGATGGATTTGATGATGCGCCAATATATACTTTTAGTTCATCATCAACAGCATTTACATCATCAACAGAAATAACAACATTAATTTCTAATTCATTATTATCGTGTGATAGTGAATATATTGTAAAACCATATTTTACATATGATGTTTGTTTACAAGAAGGGCAAATGTTTACTGCAAGAACTCCATATACAATGTATGAAGAGTTTATTTATAATGATTATCCTGTTCTTTATAATAATAACCAAACAGAAAGATTTTTTGACCCAACTAACTTTAGTTTATCAACAGGTTCAAGTGTTTCAACATTATTGTCAAGAAATCAATACTCAGCATTATTTAGAAACTATAATAAATTAAGTGATTATTATTTTGTTTCTACTTGTGATGCACCAAAACCATTATTTACATTCCCTGTCTCTATTGAAACTGATGGTCTAACTGTAGAAACTATCCCTGTTAATGATACAGGTTTTACTAAGTTTAATTTATTAAATGAACCTGTTGGTGATATAATTGTTGCAGCTAATGGTGTAACACTATTAGAAGGACTTGAGTATAGTGCTGATACATCAATAACAATACCTTCAATTCAAAAAAGAAGTTTTGTTTTAAGTGAACCTTTGACATCAGATTATAATGATGTTCTTACAGTTGCATATTATAAAAACTCAGGTAATAATCAAAAATTATTAAAAGAAAATTTTGAATATAACACTTCGCCAAGTATTACATTTAATGGTTTAAATTATATTGTTGATTTAACATATGGAAGAGCAATAAACAATTCCGATGTAGTTGTATATATAAATGGTACTATGTTAACAAATGGACCTGATTATAATATTTCTGTTTTTAATAGTAACCAAATAGTATTAGATAGTGCAATTATACTTTTAAATGGTGATATTATTTCTGTTGTATATTTTACAAATAACACAGGTACTGATGTTATAAATTTATCTAGCAGTACTTATTTTATGAATTGGGTAATAAGTTCATTAATACCATCAAATGTTACAGGATTATTTAGTCATCAATTTTATGAATTACCAAATACAGGATTAACAGGTACAACACAATATTCAGCTACTACTGATTATTTATATGATACTTATGATTTTACACAGCAATTTATTTGGGCATCTACAACATTAACACCTGGAGAAACATATTTTTATAGAATAAAATCTGAAAAATATTTTACAACTATTAATAATATAGGATTTACATCAACAACATATAGTGATACAATTAAACTTAGATTACCTGTATGAGTATAAATTTTTTAAAAGATTGGCAAAGTGAATCAAGGGGTACTAATGTGCCACATGGATTTAATAAAAATATTTATATGGGTAAAGTTATTAGTGTTGATGATACTTTAAATGTTGGTAGGATAAAAGTTTTTATAGATAGTATTGATAGTCCAACGGCAGATGATACTGATATTCCATTTTCTTATCCATTAATGTCTAGAATAGTTCATGTTATGCCAAAAGTTGGTGAGGCTGTATTAGTAATATTAGCTGATAGTAGTAAAAATACTGAAAATAGTTTTTATGCTAACAGATTTTGGATTGGTCCAATAATTTCAAATTACGAATATGTAAAGAATGATAATCATGATATACCAGGTGGTTCTACAGTTGATTTTGATGTACCAATTACAAAAAATCTAACTTATGACCCACTTCAAAAAAAATCAAAACCAAAAAAAGAAATTGAAAAGGATATATTTCCTGTTGATTCAACACTTGCAACAAAACCTGAAAGTGATTTAGATAATGTAACACTTGTTGGTAGAAATAATACAGATATTATTCAATCTAAAAATAAAGTTACTGTAAGAGCAGGAAAACATGAAAAAGATAATCCGATTAAATTAAATTTAGTAAATCCATCATATTCAGCTTTAGAATTAATTGATGAAAAAACTTCATATGGTTTAACAGCAAGTAATGAAATATTTTTAATTTCTCATAAAGGTAGATATAGATTTAAAAAAGTGTTAACAAATGAAGATATTGATGATTTAAGAAAAAATGCACAATCAATGCTTTATGGTGAATTGACTGTAAAATATCTTCAAATATTAACAAATGCTTTTTTACGACATATACACTCACATCCTGGAAAAGAACCTGTAAAAACTGAGACAGTTGTGGAACTTGAAGTACAATTAAGAGACATACAAAATTTATTGGCTAAAAACATCAAAATTAATTAAAGTTTGAAATAAAAAACTATTTATAATAAACTATTATAAAATGGCAAATTTTAATTTTAAATCACCTAGCGTTAAATTTCAAGAAATAGACAGAAGTTTCGCTTCAACTCCATCATTAGGAATAACTTCAGTTGGTATGGTTGGGGAGACTTTAAAAGGTCCAGCCTTTTCACCAATTTTAGTTACAGATAAATCTGAATTTAGAAGGTATTTTGGTGGAACATCTACTGAAAAATTCCCAGGAACTTCTAAACTTAAATATTTAGGACCAACTTATGCAAATGCTTTCTTAGAAGAAGGTAATCAACTTTATTATACAAGAATCCTTGGAAAATCAGGATACGATGCTGGTCCTGCTTGGATTATTACAGTTGGTGGTGGTCCTATATTAAGTGGTCTTTCTAGTACATATGTTGAAACTGCTAGTACTTTCTTTAGTAGTAGCACATTTACATTATCAGGTATTAGTATTACAATTGATAATACAGGTGCATTTGATAATTCAGCTACTTTTGAACTTACAAAAATAGGAAATACTTTCCAAGGTATATTTCTTTCTTTAGATGTAACTGCTTATACTGCTTCTGCAACTACAGGTTTTACACTTTATAGCGCATTTACATATACAGCAGCTACTGACCCTAAGTTTGAAAACATGGCTGTTGCTTTACTAAGAAGTAGACCAGGGGCAAATGGTGGTTCATTAACAACAGGTGGTGGTGACTTTAGAGTATCAGGTGTAACAGGAGATTTCTCTAATACAATTGGTAATGCTTTAGAAAACTTTACTTTAAGTGCAACTACTGATGTAGGTGGCTTAGAAGTATTAAACTTTAACTTAGATGTTACATCCTCAAGTTTTATTACTAAAGCAATGGGTAGAAAAGTTACAGATACTAAAGCATCTTTATTTTGTGAGGCTGTATTCCCTGATTTAATTAGAAAATTAGCTACTGAAGGTTCAATTTATGAAATTAAAGATGTTATTGCAATTAATACAAATAGTGCATTTGATAGTTATCAAAATACATACACAAGTCCTGAAACACCTTGGATTGTTTCTGAAATAAATGGTAATAAGATTTCTAGATTATTTAAATTTGTTTCTTATTCTGATGGTGATTCAGCAAATAGAGAGGTAAAAATTTCAATTGAAAATATTAATCCAACTACTAAAGAATTTGATGTTATTGTTAGAGATTACAATGATACCGATGCAAATCCATCAACTCTTGAAAGATTTGGAAGATGTAGTATGAATCCAAATAGTAATAACTTTGTTATGAGAAGAATTGGTGGTGTTTATAGTGATAATACTGATACATTCTTAGAAGATGCAAGGTCTTCATATGTTTATGTAAATGTTAATGTTACTGCGCCATCAAATTCAATTCCTTGTGGTTTTGAAGGTTATGAATTACCATTTTTTGATGGTACTACGATGGCTAATCCTGGTTATTCAGCAGTAACACCATTAATTACATATAAAACTAGTTATTCTGCAACTGATAAACCATTAAAAACATATTTAGGTGTTTCTGAAAAAGCATATGACACATCATCAACTAAAGGTTTATCAATAAATGATGATTTATTTAAATTTTATGGACCAGCAATTACTGTTAATAATGATGCCTCAATTAAATCAAAAGGTTTTCACTTAGATTCAGGTGCTACAGGAAACTATGTTTCTGAAGGTATTGTAATTGGTGAATTTGAAGTAGGTGCAGGTCCGATTTCAAACTCTGCTAGTGTTGGTTCAGGAACTTACTATAATGACATTAACAGAAGAAAATTTACAGTTGTTCCTTACGGTGGATTTGATGGTTGGGATGTTTATTATGAAGCAACTAGTACTGTAGGTAGGTCAATTGGTAGTGATTTTGGACTAGGAGGTGCTTATGTATTTGATGAATCAGATTATAATGCATATCTTGAAGCATATACTTTATATGAAGATACTGAAAGAACTGCAATTAACTTATTTTCAACACCTGGTATTAACTGGGATGAAAATTTAGGTCTTGTTGAAGATGTTATTACTATTGTTGAAGAGATTCGTCAAGATGCTCTTTATATTATTGATGCTCCTGATGCTAATTTAAATTCTACATCTACAGTTGTAGCAGGTGATTATGCTGATGCACTTGATGGAACACAAATTGATTCTTCTTATGCTGCTACTTATGTACCATATGTTAGAAGAAAAGACCCTGATAGTAATACAAATATTTTCATCCCACCAACAGGTGAGATTTTAAAAGCAATGGCTTTAGCTGATAGAACATCCTTCATTTGGTTTGCAACAGCAGGTTTAAATAGAGGTGGTCTTCCAAATGCTAGAGATGTAAGAAAAACATTTAAAGAAAGTGATAGAGACGTTTTATATCTTGCAAGATTAAATCCAATCGTTAAGTTCTCAAATAATACCCCAGGAATCTTTGTATATGGTCAAAAGACTTTACAAATTGCTGATTCTAAACTTGATAGAATTGATGTAAGAAGATTACTTCTTTATGCAAAACAAATCATTTCTTCTCAGGCTAGAACATATTTGTTTGAACCAAATGATGATGCATTAGCAAGTAACTTCATTGCACAAAGTAATGCTCAACTAAAAATTATCCAAGATAATAGAGGTTTACAAACATTTAGAGTAAGATTAGATAATACTTTAAACACAACTGAAAGTAGAGATAGAAATGAAATCTACTTTGTGATTGAACTATTACCAATCGGTGCAGTAGAATTTATTGGTCTGACATTTGTAGTAAATAAGTCAACTAGTGCAATTCAATTTAATGCTTAACAATTAAAAAAATACTAATTAAATAAAAAGATAAAGATATGCCAAAATCAGGATTTAGAAATGTACCCAATTATTACGAACCATTAAGACCGAACAGGTTTGAATTGATTTTCGTTGATACTACATTAGGTTTAAGTAATTATACTTGGATTGTTAATGCGGTTGACAGACCTAAAATGAAAGTCAATTCAGTTCCAATTAAATACTTGAACTATGAGCAAAAAGTGGCAGGTCATGTAACATTTGATGATTTGCAATTAGAGTTCATTGACTTACAAGGACCATCATCAGTACAATTATTGATGGAATGGTACAGATTATGTGCTGAAAACTTAACAGGTAGAATGGGTTATGCATCAGGTTATAAGAAAGAAATTCAACTTGTTGCTCTTGACCCAACTCTTGTAGGTGTTCAACAATTTACACTTTTTGGTGCATTCATTAGTAATATTGATTTTGGAAAGAACGAATATACTAGTGATGATGTACAAAAAATTAACGTAACACTTAGTTACGATTACGCTGAAAACAATTACTAATAAAGTAGTAATCTTAAACTTAAAAATCCCAAGTATTTTATTTGGGATTTTTTTTTGGTATAAATATTGTATATTTATATGTATAAAACAAAAATATTATGATAAATTATAATCTTGA